TGTGGAGTCTACGTTAATCATGACACTGGCGTTATGGACCTGGGTAGTCAAAAGGATAACATTTGACAGAGCCCCAAGGTGTCCCTTTTTATTTATTTAAAAATAATTAAATATGAAATATGAAGTTAATGAAGCTAGCCCAAGACATAAAGAGGCTACGCATACTATCAATTCAGTGGCAAAAGCTTTAGGCATAAAGACTAAAACCTTAATGTCTAAAACAAGGCATAGACATCTTGTTGATGCAAGACGTGTATGTTATGTGCTACTAAAAGAAAAGATGCAATTACCTGCTATTGTAATAGGCAGTTATTTTGATAGAGATCACGCAAGTGTGCTACATCATTTAAAAAGCCACGACATGTTATATAAAACTTATTTTGATTATAGAATATTATATGATAAAGCAAAAAAATACATGGACAACAATGAATATGTTGAAAATGATATGTATGAATGTATTAATAACATGTTAACAAGAATTGAAATATTAGAAAACCAAATTAAAAAATTATAGAGCTTATGAAACACAAAAAAAAATTATACACCTTAGAATTATATGAGTCAAGCATGGATGTTATTTATAGATACTATCCTGCTGAAGAAGAAGTAACTAATTATGGAGATGGGACAGGATATCCTGGGTATCCAGCTACAGTAGAAGTAGATAAAATATGGGCAGAACTTAAATCCAAAAATGGAAGAAAAGTTACTGTTGATGTATTACCTTTTATACTTGAGTCGGATCAGGACCTAACTAATCTTGAAGAGATGATAATAGAATATGAATCAAATGGATAAACTATGATACTTACAATGACTAATATGATAGAAAAGAAAAATATCGAACAAAAAAAAGCAATAAACGCATGGGCAAGAGCTGGATTTAAAGGATCTGTAATAGCAGGTACTGGATTTGGTAAATCTCGTGTAGGCATATTAGCTATTGGAGAAACATTAAGAAGAAATATAGTAGGCACTGGTTTAGTGTTGGTGCCTACCACTCAATTGCAAGATCAATTTACTGAGGAATTTCACAAATGGGGTTATTCAGATATACTTGATCGCGTTGATATTTTATGTTATCAGTCTGCATATAAATTGCAAGATCAGTCATACACAATTGTTGTGTGTGACGAGGCTCATTTAGGTATGAGTCCTGAATATCGTAAATTCTTTAAAAATAATTCTTATGATAGACTACTATGTATGACAGCAACTTTACCAGAAGAACTTGAATACAAGTCTCTTCTTTTTAAACTTGCACCTTTAATATATAAAATAACACTTGATGAATGTGTTACCTTGGGACTAATATCCCCGTATGAATTGTTCTGTGTGCCAGTTGATTTGACAACAGATGAACTAGATGATTATAAAAAGATCAACAATAGTTTTATTTATTGGAAATACCAACTAGGACAATTTGATGCGTTTAATGAGGCTCGCAGAATTATGTCTGATAGAACTGCCTCTGGAACTGACAAGCAAGCTGCTTCACAATTTTACCGCGCGATCAGAGAACGGAAAAAGATTGTGGACTTTGCAGCTAATAAAGTATCTGTAATGAAAGACGTTGTCTTTAAAAATATAGATCGTAAAATGCTTGTTTTTAGTGGAGCAAATGACTTTACTGATAAATTATGTTCTGCTATACATCCTTTAGCCTTGTCGTATCACTCAGGGATAGGCAAGAAGGCTAAAAAGGAAGCTATAGAGAAATTTAAAAATAATAAAATCAGTGTACTTTGTTCCACTAAAGCTCTGAACCACGGTTTTGACGTTCCAGATGCTGATATGGGCATAATCTGCGGGATCACCAGCAAATCTTTATCTATGATACAGAGAGTTGGTAGACTTATTAGATTTCAAGAGAATAAAATCGGAAAGATTGTTATTTTATATATTAAAGATAGCCAAGAAGAAAAATGGCTAAAGAATGCTGTAAAAACTCTAGATAACGTTAATTGGGTATCTGGAGTAAGTGATTTATAATTAATAAAACTTTACTTATATGAAAATAGAATTAGACTTAAAGTTGTTAGAAGAAATTAAATTAGATGCTAATGATTATTTAGCATTATATTTAATCTGGCGCAAAGGCTATGGATATTTTGAACCTATTAATTTAAATCCTGATTGGGCCAAGCTGCAACAAGACGGTTGGGTAGTTTTAGATTTAGTCGATGCTATAACTACTTATTATGTAACTGAAAAATTCACAGACTTATTTGACTGTAATTTTGATCACATGTTTGCTGAACTTGTTGCTGCTTACCCGATGAAAGTTGCTTCTCCAACAAGAGGCGTTAGAATTCTACATGCTAAAAATCCTGGATCTAAATCCAATTTAAAAGCAAAGAATAAATATCGTAAAATTGTTAACAATAAAAAGCATAAACATAAAGAAATTATGCTATTATTGCAGAAGCAACTGCTAGTAGATAGGGATAACCTTGGCTACTTACAGAATTTGGAAACTTGGATTAATAACCATACTTGGGAAAAGTATGATGAAATAGACATTAACGATGCAAAACAATCAACACAACAACGGACCACAAGGCTCCTCTGATGTGTTCAAAAAGAAAGGATTTCAAAAAATAGACAAAGCCGTTAATCAATCTGTCTCCATTGTAAAAAATGCAATGGAAGGTAAGAGAGATGTATTACTTACTAAATGGCCTAGACTAAATAGAAATTTACTTGGAGGATTACAAAGAGGAAAGCTTTATGTGATAGCTGGAAGACCTGGTGTAGGTAAATCAGCTTTTAGTAATCAACTAGTATTTGATATACTTGATAGTAATCAAGATAAAAGATTAGTTGTATTATACTGGACATTTGAGATGCCAGGTTATCAACAAGTTATGAGAACAGCTGCTAAAGATGTTAAAAAACAAATGGCAGATCTGTTATCAGTTGATGACAAATTATCTCACGTAGACTTTCAAACATATGCTAATAGAGTAGATAAACTAAAAAGATATAATATATATTTTAACAATATTCCAAGAAGTATAGAATTTATAAAACAAGCAAACATTGACGTATTCAACCAACATCCTAAAACACACGTAATAAACTTATATGATCATTCAAGGTTAATTCCAGGCGCTGAGGAAACAGAATTAAGAAAACTTAATGCAGTTTCTAAAGGGTGTATGTGGATGCAATCTAGATTGGGAGTAGTTAATATATTACTTTCTCAATTAAATAGAAATATAGAACAAGAACACCGTGCTAAAAATCAATACCAACCATTGCTATCAGATATATTTGGTGGTGATAGTATTGGTCAAGATGCACATGTAGTTATGATACTTAATAGACCAAACGATTTGTATGGTATAGAAGATATGTATTGTAATGAAGATCCTGTAGGATTACTTGCTTGTCATATTGAAAAGAATAGAGATGGATTATTAGGCATGATACCGTATGAAGCGGAGATGTCAACATTTACAATAACTGAAAGAAAAAAGAATTAAATATGGAATTACCTAAAAGTAAAATTGCGGCTTCAAGAAAGTCGCCTAAAAACATGGTCATTTATGGCCCTCCCAAAATTGGGAAAACAACAATGCTTTCTAAACTAGATAATTGTTTAATTATTGATTTAGAGAAAGGCTCTGACATGGTTAGTGCTTTAAAACTACAAGTAAATAATTTACAAGAACTAACAGAAGTTGGTAAAGCAATTTCTAAAGAAGGCAAACCATATAAATATGTTGCTATTGATACTATTTCTAAATTAGAGGAATGGTGTGAAGCTGAAGGTAAACAAATTTATATGAGAACTCCAATGGGTAAAAACTTTGAACAAAAGAACCCTGGTGCATCAGTCTTATCCCTGCCAAACGGCGCTGGCTATTTATATTTAAGAATAGCATATAAAAAATGGATTGACAGATTGAATACATTAGCGGATCATATAATCTTAGTTGGACACTTAAAGGATAAAATGCTTGAGAAGAAAGGTAAAGAGGTTGCTGTAAAGGACCTTGATTTAACTGGTAAGATCAAGCAGATTACTTGTGCTAATGCAGATGCTATTGGTTATATAAAGAAAGGTAAAGAGGTTGCTGTAAAGGACCTTGATTTAACTGGTAAGATCAAGCAGATTACTTGTGCTAATGCAGATGCTATTGGTTATATA